GTTCCAGTCATCGTCACATTTTACAGCGGGTTCGCCATACTCACGCAACTGCAACGCCAAATTTATACCCTCTGCCGTACCTAAGTTCCTGCCGGGTTCCAATAATGCAAACCACTCCTCTGCCGGGTGCAGGCATTCAACATCCATGCCGTTGTTGATGACAACTAAGCGGTGGTGGTCGAAGTTTACTGTTGCCCGCAACGATTCAAGCGTCTGTGCAAGATACTTTTCTTTACCATTTTCGGGGGTGCAGTAGGCGCACATTGCAAGAAGCGCACACATTATTCTCCACCCTCCAACCATACCCGAATTTTTTCGGCATTAGAAAATAGTTCGTCCAAACTTTTAACCGGAACATTACAGGCTATATCCAAACACTTCTCCCTTTCTTCCCGCTCGTAACAGTACATATCTATGTCGTCGTCATACCCTTCCTGCGCATGTAACGGAATGATCTCGTACATATCCTCTGTGGACATCGGCGAAAAGAAGCGTTCCATGCCTCCTTTAATAAGAAGTTCGTGCTGTTCTGGTGTTAGTGAAATGATGCTCATAATTTAAAAAATATCGCCCGGCAGCAATTAGAATACAAGATATAAAGCAATATGTCATGAAAATCACAAGTGCTGGTGGCCCGGGCGAATAATTTAAATGTCTTACTGATTTTCACGAATAACATATTGCTGACGTAAATCTACAACTCAAAAACCACATTACCAAATAAAAAAACTCCCGCATCTTTTTTTTGGAGTTTTCAGCAACGAAAAAACGCTATTTAAGAGTACGGGAGCAATTATTTTAAATACTTAAACTTCCAAACATAGCCTCCCGATGATTTATTCACTCCACGTAAGTTTTCGGTTATGGCTGTTCTTTTAATGCCAGTTGCAATCGATGCCGCCGTAGCTGTTTTGTATTCTGCTATAAATATACCATATTTTGTATATTGTATAACTTCTGTGGTGATCCCCTTTGAGCTATCGCTACCATTTTTACCTCTTTTATTTAACGTTTCGGCCATTGTAGCCATTCGTTTTACAATCTTTTCTTTCGACTGTGGCATATATTCTTTAGTATACCTGGCACCGAGCGGGCCTTTACCGCCACCTGAGTTATTAACTAAGTCAAAGCCTTCATCTCTAAATTTAGATATCCAATAACGTTCCTTTTCTTCCCAATTACTTTCATCGCATACTTCAATTGGTTGTATGATTGGTTTCAAAGGCATTAAGCTCCTTAGCCATATATCTCGTTTACTATTTTGTTTTCGTGCTCTATATCCGTGATATAATAACCGTCTTTTTAGTGACATTGAAGTCGCACCAATATACCGTAACTGATCAGTAAATGGGCAATACAGCCCATAGATTTGATAAATTTTCATAACATTTTTTCGTTGCTACTCAAATATAGGCAATCAAAAACGTATTTCAAAATCCCTTATTTTTATATCACATTAAATATTACAAATATGAGCGTTCTTCAATCAGTCCATTTGCTTTCCGTTAACGGTCAGCCAGTGAACACTATCCCAGATCAGAATTTTCCTGGTATAGCACCAACAGCGGCATCACCGTGTCCTATTTTTGGGTTAAGCAACAAGCACATCCAAGGAGTTTCAGTACCGACAGCGGCGCAGGTTGCCTCCTTCCCGCCAGCGCAGGCAGTTGTGTACATTAACTATCAAAACGGTAATCAAAGATTTACAGGAACGATCCTGACTTCTGAGACGGCTGCGGCGATTATATCAGCCGGGGCTTAAGGCTTAGCCTTCCAACTCGCCGAACTCCCCCTGAGCTGCGCCTGAAATAAGCGCGGCATTTTTAATTGACACAACGACACACTCAGGCTCTGGTATTGGTAAACGCAAGTCAAGGTTAGCTGGCGGCGCGCAATCCCTAATAGCTTCAACGATTTGAGGCCCATTCATTCTTCGAGCTTGCCGGTAAGCACGAGCGCAGTTCCCTGATGCAACCGTGTAGGTGTGGAACATGACCTCGAATAGTAACAGCTCCATAGCCGCCTCGTCGGCGAGCGCCAGTCTGTAGAACGGGTGTGATTTGATGTAGGCTATTTGGGCGTTGATGGTCACTTCAACACCCCCTCGCTATTAACATGCGCCCGGATGTGCTGCTCAATCATCTTCTGAATATCATCGGTGGAACAGCTCAGGCCGTACAACTTAACGCCGTCACGAACGAAGGTTAGGTAGGTTCGCTCGTTTTGTAACTCAATTATGACTTCGTTTTGGGGCATAGGGCTACTTTTCCTATAAAGTTAACAATACTGTGCGCACATTTCCAAATAAAATTTTGTGGGGTGGGGTGTGGGGAAAAAATGTGCCTATATGGGGCGGGGAGATAACCGCCCGTGATTTGAGGGGGGTGCGGTGCGAAGATAGATTGAAAAGTATTAACGGGGGTGGGCTATAACTTCCAAAACAAAACTCTGCGCCAACCAAAAAACTAAAATGATTCTGCTGGAACCCGAACAACTGTTTTGAAAACGCAGCAGGAACGCGGGAATCGAACGGGGTGAAAGGGAAACGCGCGCGCGTATGTGCTGGAGAATCGATTGCAGTATAATAGTGTCGCAAACTCACCTTATAAACTAATTAGCGACAAAAATAAAAAAGTACTTGACAAGTGTATATATAAACTATATCTTTGTTATATCAAATCAGATAATAGAATGAAAACGATAAAAACAACCTTTATTATTAATAACAAAACCGAACACTTTTACAACTCATTATCAGAATATAAAGGATATGAGTTATTTCAGTGGCTTAAATCAAATGGAATTATGCCTAAAATAGGCAACGATACTTTAAATGAAAAGATTGATTTTAATATAGCTATTAAGTCAGGTAAACAATTATCTGATTATACATTAGAACCGCGTAAGGGATATAAATTATTAACAATGTTCTTGAATTATTAAAATGAAAAAACTAATAGACATAACAGAATCAGCAGTGCAGGGCATCAACACACTGGCACTAAATGAAGATCGCAGCTGGAAGAACCTGGTTGAGCGTAACCTCGAAGCAATGGGCGCTAAAGGTATCAGTTACCTTGACCTGTGGAAACAGTGTGAAGCCTTAACGGCACAACTGAAACAATTAAGTAACCAATAACGTAAAACAAATATTAAATAATGACCAGTATGAAAACTTTAACATCATCATTTGTATTAAAAGTAAATACTCCTCAGATATTCATCAATTGGTCAAAGGAATTTATCCGGGCTGATTATAAGAATAGCCTTAATGAATATCTTCAATCTAAAGCCCGTGAATACACTGTTAATTCAATTGGTTTAGATCGCGACATTACCTACGATAAAGCCCTTGAAATGCTTCGTATAGCTTCATTAAATGTGAATAAAGGGCTGCAATCTCATTTAAAAAGAGAGATTAGTATAAACCAATTCCAATGGGCTATAAACGAAATTAAAGAAGCTATAAAATACTTTAACAACTAACTCACTTTCACCACCTATTTTAATAATGACCAAAACATGAAAACTACAATTGAAACACCAGTAATGAGGGCTGAACTTTCAGCCAGTGATATTAAACACCTTGAAGGAAGAATATTAAACCACTTCCGTAATAATCCCCGTTTTGACAGGCACGATAAAATGGTTTATCAAACTAAGTCAATGACTCAGCTTAATGATTATTTAGGCTTGGCTTATACTTCGTCATCTTCTTGGGCAGGTCTTTGGGTATGTAATGAAGAGGTGTATTTAGACGATCAAAAGAAATACATCTATCAAGGTTTTGGCATGAACGCGGGAGGGTTTGCAATAGCTTTCTTGCAAGATGTAGAAGAAAACGAACTATACATATTCATTTAATCAATTCGGGATCATGAACACTACAGCGATAAATATCAGCAAAGACGAAGCTCTTAACGATTATGCAGCTTTGTTATTAGACAATGGTTTTACAATCATTGCGCCCCAAAAAGCAAGTACTTACTTCTACTTCTCAAAGGATGGCAAGATAGGATATGTTCAGGCTAACCGATTTGAAGGGTACACTTTTAGCACTGTGCACAAGCCCTGTAAAGAGTGCGGGACAGGCTTCGGGTTTGCTGATCCCTCATACGATACGCTTACAGTTGAAACGGCAACGGATTACGCTAATTGCTTTGCCCCTGATTGGGCAAGACAAAGCGACTGGAAAGCTGTTAGAAAGTATGAATCATTGGACGCATTTATTCATGCTACGCCATTTAGCCACGTGAATGACATTATTTTAACTCCAAACAACTAACTACCGGGTTACTGGTCATTCCCCAGTAGCAACTGCCAGCCTCGCCCTGAAATAACGGCGGGGATTTGGTGGTGTCAGACAATGGAGTTTGGCACAAAATTAATGACCATGAACACTTTAAAAACCGCATTTCGTGCCGTTATCGCTCAAGGCGAAGGCACTAACAGGGACAAGGCAATTGTATTCCTAACCATTGCTACCCCTGCACTAATTATTGTTTTATCGATAGCTAATTTGAGGTAATATGAAAACACTAACACTGATCGCCACCCTCTGCTTCACAGCTAACTGTAGAAGCTCACATAAAGTCCATATCCTGCGCCAAATTACCGACGAACGCGGGCTAACCAGTGTACAATATGTGCAGGACGGGCACGAATACGCACAGGATTATTTAACTAAAACCGAATATTTAAACCTGATAAACCAATGAAAATCACCCCCACAAAATCAGTTCGCGAAGGCTGGAACGGCACAGTTGCCGGAGTCCAGGCACTGGCGAAGTCTCTGGAACGTAACCACCGTTGCCGGAAGCTCACTTACTCAGACCTGAAGCGCATGTATGATAACGCTAACTGGGAACAGTCCTTTCGATGGGATATGGGCGACTTTAAAGAGTCGATACGGTATTGTAAGATAGCCAACAGGTTGTTGCAGGCGATGGGGAATATGCCGGTAGAGAATACACTGAAAGGAGAGCCGACCAAATGAGCAGTATATTAACAGGCATACAGGCCATCGAAGCGTATAAAGAACTTCAAAGCTCTTACCCGCCGGGCCGAATGCCATTAAAACGTGGCTATTTTACCTCAGATGACTATGAGGCTATAGAGTTTTATGACAGTGGAACTATAGTTGCGTTCGATAGCACTACGGGAGAATACTTTGAAGATGTATTTTCAACTGTAAACGAAGCCTTAGAATGGCTATAGCTTTAACCATTTAAACTACCAAAGATGAAAACCAAACTCCAATTAGTAAGGAAATATAAAAAACGTATTAAAGAGTTAACGGAAGAAAACAAATATTCTATTTTCAGCACCGCTTGGACATATAGGCAAGGGGAAATAGATGTTTTAACCGGTGTAATAAACGATATAAATCAATTGCCTACCCTCAACCAAAAAACGAAGTGAAAGACCAACACACCACCCTAACCATAATAGTCATAGTGATTATTTTGGGGTTACTTAGCACACTGTAGATATGTACACCCTCACCCACTACTCAAACAACGCGCGGTATAGATATCAGATGTGGCGCTTCGGCAGCCGTATCGCATACATACATTTGAACTGATATGACAACTCAAGAGAAAATAAATAAAATTCACCATGAGTACTATAACAACTTCAACGGAAGTCTGTTATATGTAAACAAAAACCTACACTCCGAACTAAGGAATTTTTTAGGAGATGATGAATATCTCATATATCTTGAAAATATTATAAAGGAAAACCCCAAACCTATTTATAAAATTCCTGACGGGTTTTATAATATGGATTTATAACCGTTCCCCTGACACTAGTCCCACGTGGAACACACAAGCTCGCCTAACGCGGGCTTTTTTTATGCCCTGTTGGTAGCGGTTCGGGTGATCCAAGAGTACCAATCCGTTGTGTTTTCTAAATTTTTCAGCCACAATCCCATGTTTTTTATGTCAAGTGGGAAAAATGCATCGATTTTTGGCTACTTTTAGTTAAAAGTGGTAAAAAACCTTGCGAAAACAATACTTTTTATGTGTTTATAGGGGTAAAAGTGGGGTTATCTGCCTTAAATCCCCTCAATAAACCCCTAATTTAAACCCCATGCCAAAAACCAAACTTTCGCAGCTGTAACTTAGAGGGGATAAGTAATAAGGTATCCTTAAATAACTAATCATTAACTAATTAAATGAATCGTGTGTTAGTAATATCTAGAATGTAAAAATAAGGGTACAAGGAGGGTACAAGGTAAGGGTGCAAGACCATTTTCTGCCCCCATTAGCTGTAAAGTAACTATTTATTGTACCCTTGTACCCTTGTAACTTATATTGTATTATATATACGTGAGAATAATTAGTACGCAAAACGCAATACACATATATTTATTTTTTTCTATAGTACTTTTAATATGATTTTTGATACAAGACGGTACACGATACACGAAAGTGCATATACGAACTGGAAACGCACTTTTTTATCATGTACCACTCTTGTAACGTGTATCGTGTATGTGTAAATTTCAATGGGGTAGCTCAAAATTTGACGCTGAAACCCGATTTACAAAGAAATGTACTGAACTATTTTTAGTGATTTGGTTGTACTTTCGTTCTCTTACATACCCTAAATTTGTCAAAATCATCCCTACCTTTGTATTGCTCAGGCTTGTTTTTTTAGTGTCGGCTATCAAATATTCAATTATCGAGGTAATAGTAAGCCACTCTCCGGATTGTGTGCTTCCTGGTGAAAGTTTAGAGCCTACCAATTCTTCTTCTGGTGACGACTGTTTAAACTCATCCGTGTTGGAGTTTAGTTGCTCAATATCCTCCCTCAAAACCGTGTAGTCATACCCTGATTTGTACAGCGCGTTGAGTTCGTGTAAGAGCGCCACCTTATCACACTTATTGTAGAGGGTTCGGTTTATCTCACCAATGATATGAACCACCAGGACGCGCCTATTGCCCGTAGGATCAAATATTATTTGCAAGTCGTTGGATGTACCGGCAAACATAGCAAGTCGCCTTAAATCGACGGAAACACGGCCATATGGCTCTCTTACGTTCACCCACTCCTTACTGGTTACCTTCTTCTGCTTAGTATACTCCCGCTTGCTCTTACCTCCATACTCGTCATCCAAAATAATCCACTTACGCGTCATGAGTATCTCGTCGTCCTTCCCTGCGTCCATATCCGACTCGGCGTACAGGGAACGTAGTTGTTTTGGGAGTAAATAGCGGAACCAGTGTGTTTTGCCTGTTCCCTGTTGTTGCCCTGCAAATACAAGCGTCAAGGGGGAGTAGCTGCCGTCAGCACTGGCTATAAGTGAAACTAGCCATTTAGTTACCCATGTTCTGTACCCCTCAGTATTGGTATTGACGCCATCTAATAACATATCCAGATTTGGCGTCCCTTGTGTCAAGTCGTGTGTGTGAGAGTTTAGGAAGTCGCGTATGGGGCTAAATGATTCAAGTCTGTTTGAAAAAATAACAGAACAAACTAAATCTTTAGTAATCTTATCGTTGACACTTTTAAGGTCTATGTAAATTGAATTAACATCGGAGTCATCTATAGGTCTGCCATCCATCTCAATATTACGAGTAAGTAAATTCTTTCTCAGGCGATAGGGGGTCAAGTAAGTAACTATGTCGTCCACAATATTATCCGACTCATATTTTATACCTTTTTCAATAACCTGGCTCACGATTGGAAGTGACTCCGAAACAGGTATTTCTTCAAACTTAAGCAAGTGATCCGCCACTCCAGAAGCATCCTTACCGGATTTAGTTTGATATGCTGCCGCCCTTATTATTTCTTTAGTACGAGAACTGTACGTGGCTATACCTGCCTGCTTGGCATAAAAGTAAATAGACGCAATGGTCGCCGTCTTCGCTTTACCTGCGCTGGAAGTGTGGTTTTTTAAGCAATTGGCGTATTGTCTCTCACAGTCACTAACCCCGTACTTACTTGAAAGGGAGGAGAGGGTGTGGAAGTAAGGAAGGCCAGCTTCTCCGAATTCAGAAATAAGCGCGTAGGCACAACTCACCCAATCCGAATAGTCCTCACATATATTCACACCCCGTTGGTACATTTGAACTACTATCTCGTCAAAGTCACTTTGAACGAATACGATTTGGTTTTTTGGGATAGCTTTCTTTTTAACGGGGTATTTCTTAAATAGGAGAGCCTCCCGGTTAAGTACAAGGTAAGGATCGTAAGACACGAAACGAGCGCGTGACACATTCTTACCAGATTGATCCACTATCAATTGATAGGAATCGTACAAGTAAGAAGCGATACCGTTGAAAGAGTCAAGATGCCTTGTACCGTCTATTTTAAATAACAAACAAAGACCTGTTCCGCTTATAGAAATAAATGCAGCGTATACATACTTGTCACTTGCAATTAGTTCCTTGACAGTGTTTGGGTTTTCAATAGAGTCAAGGTCAATAGCAATAAAGCCGGAATGCTTTCGCAAATCTTTGTCAGACTGCCCACTGAAGCTGCCTGACACGCGAACCAATGGGCATTTTTGTTTTGCGGCAGCGCGTTGCTTATGATCCTGTATCGTTCGGACGGCTAGTACGCGATCCTGCCATTTCCCTTCCTTGATCCCCGTAAGAAAGTCGTCGAGTCCCGTGTCGCGGTCGCGTTTATCTGTTACATTTTCGTAAGCAGATATAAGTATTTTTTCAGCCATTTATTACCCCCGATTCAATTAGATAAGGTTTAACTATTTCTTGGAATTGCTCCAATGATTTGTAAATAAAATAAATATGTCCCAATGCTTCCGCCTGAAGTTGGAAGGATTTTTGAGATGGCGATTGATAGCCCGTAGGTGTTTTTGTTTCAGGTAATAAGCATCGGCCATTTGGAAGAAGTATAACTAAGTCCGAGGCACCGGACATTAGGCCAGTATTAATCTTTTTTTGTGTTTCCCAAGAATTTTCACTTTCGTTAGGAACGCTGTATATAACACAACGCGGGTTATGATGCTTCAGACAAAAATTGTTCCTGAACCACAAAACCGACTCTTGCTGCACTTTTGATTCCGCGACTTTCATAATATTTATTTAATTGTTCTTTGGTTTTGATTAGTAATTGTGCAAGTGTGCGCCTGCCTTTTGTTTGGATGTCTTTCTTTCGAAGGAGAACAAAGTAACATTTTCGTATTTGATCCATAGTTTTTTTATCAAGTTCCCCGGATAGTAACGCATTGTTGTATTGATCGTATGAAATCCTATAAAATTTAAACATATCCACTATTTGGCCAATCATTATTTTAAAGGCAAAATTGATGTCTTCCCCCTGCCGAATAGTGTACTCGTATATCCTTTCCCCGTTCGGAGGTGGAATTGGCCTTATAGGAGCCAAAACTTCATCTGATTCCACTATTTTTTTTATACGCGGCTGAGACTCTGGAATTGAACAACCGCACTCGGTACAGCAGCCGTTAGATTTTGGATATAAAGCACCACATTCAGGGCAATTTTGCACATCCGCTGCATTAATCCTCTTAGCTCTTTCTACACCAACTCCGTTAAACATTTTTACCCAATCACGTGTTGTTGAAGGCTCACCAAACCTTTCAATATTACCACCACCATCAACTAATATATAATTTGGTTTATAAATTTTAATAGAAGACCTACATCCGCGACCAGCAATTTGAATAAATTTAGAAAGGCTTCCAATTGGGCAATTAATTAATATAGCTTGAACTTCCCTACTATTAAATCCTACCGCAAAAACATATACATTTAAAAGTATAGCATCCGGAGTATTGGAGAACCATTCTAACAATTGTTTACGATTACCGCTTTCGGCCGAATTAACACTATCAAACATCCTTACATTAGTGTACCCAGCTTCAATAAATTTATTGTAAACAGCAAGATTGGTTTTAGCTGACGAATTGAAAATAAGGGTTTTTTTACCCATACACAATTCTTCATAATTAAGCAGTACATTGAATACCGCTTTAGAACTTCCATATTCTTTTTCAACTGTCTCTGCTATAAATTCGCCATCTGCGTCTCTTTTAAGGGTTGAGTCATCGGTATAATGTTTTATAAATGAAACTTCCCTAACAATACTACCAAATTCAATTAACTCGTCAGGAGTCGGCCCAATTACTATAAAATCAAAAATCTTAGAAAGAGAGTATGGCCGCGTCCATTCTTCTGTCTCTTCTTCATTACAGCATTGAGTTGGCTCTGTATAGTTGGTTCGACAATATTTGCATTTATAAAAAGTTTCACGTTTACTTACAACAGGAGTGGCTGTGCATCCTAATATTTTTGCATTCTTAAAATAATCGAATACCTTATCATATATAAGCAAATGTGCCTCATCGCAAATCACCAACCCTATGTTTGGGAAAAATAAGTGATTATTTTGCAGTCTTCTGGAAGTCGTTTCTATCATTGACAGGTAAACCCTGCTATGATTTTTAAGTCGCCTGGTTTTAGAAAAGTAAACCTCACTCCCTATCCCCAGCTCAGAAAGCGTTTCCTCTGCTTGGGTCACCAACTCCTCCCTATGCGCTAATACTAATACATTCTGTTTACTCCACGATAAATACCATTTTATGAAAAATGAAAATATAACTGTTTTTCCACCAGAAGTATTAAGTTGAATTATTCCTTTATTATGAATTTTGAAATTAGGAATAATTTCATCAATCATTTTTTGCTGGTATGGGAATGGTTTTAATTTCATTAAGAGCCCAAAAAAGGCGGCAAAAGTTGTCGTAGTAACTTTAAACCGCCCTATGGTTAATGTGTGTAACCTAATTATTTGCAAATATATGCTACGACACATATATCTGCGATTGAACACTAAATATAATTAAATTTTCCTGTAATCTATCATAGATTTCTCACGTAACGAACTAATTTTTTTCTTAACAGAAAGGTAAGAGCGGCCAAGCCTTCGCGCTATATAATCTGCCGTTTTTGTGTTATAATTAGCCAATAAATACAACGTTTCAGCGTTGGTATAGTAGTTATTGGACGAATAAAAAGACTTACACCACTCGCACTCAATATCGTGAGCTAACTTCTCACGGCCACCATTTTCACGAATAAACGCTTCAATCACTAATTCAAGCGTTTCCATACTTTAAAATTTAGCACTTTACGCAATTGTTCAATGTTTGTGGTTATGTTAGGCTTTGGCCTGTTAAAGTATGATAGAACGATACGGTTCTTGGTGAGTTCTCGAATCTGTAACTTCGCCCCGTCACTCACAATTTCAAACATATCATCTATCTCAAATTCGCTACGGTCGCGTGTTTTTGTGCGGAGGCGGATGGCGGGGTCAAACACAGTAGTGCAAGGGGCTGCTATGCAACTCTGTATATGGAAACCTGCATTCAGGAAGTGGGCTACCATTAGGTTTTGCTGAGCTTCTTCTAATTCAGTCTCAGGTACACTTATATGTCGCTCTTTTAAATCTACAGGCCACTTAATTTGCTTTGCTGCTAATTCCCAATAAGACTCACCACGTGAGTTTATAGGTTTCGTAGCCGTGTTCATTGACTTTTTCAATTGTGATGCCATTGTTTTCTAACATTGTTATGGTTTTAGGCTGAATAGTGAGTACCCTGTACTACGGATCGCTCTAAATTCAATTGTGTCGGTTCGTTCTCGTAAGAGGGTGGATAAGGTTTTTTTCATACTGGAATTGAAATGTATTTGTAAATTTCTCGGGTTAATTCTACATCATAGCAGGCATCGTGCAATTTTTCATCGCTTACCTTTATTCCTAAATGAGACGCCACTGTAGATAATTTAAAATCCTTCATGGCTGGCCGCTCTAATTTCAAATACTCCCCTGCCAACACCATTACATCGATAGGGCAACTCCAAAACCATGATCCGAAATACTCATCTTCGCATTGTTTAAAAAAAGCCCTTAAAAATGGGTTGTCAAAAGAAGCATTATTGTAACCAACCAAATAAAATTTATCATTTTTATCGAACTTATCTACGTATTTTGAGAGAAGGGCGCATAGATTCCTATGCACCTCCTTCATTTCAAAATAATTTTCAAGTTCTTTTCTTGTAATGCCAGACACCCCTAACGCGGCGTCATCAATTTCTGCCTGAGGATGGGGTTTTATTTTAAATTCAAAGCGCTCTTTTTCTTCTCCCCCGATCTCAATAATACCCGACAATTGATGAATTGAGTTTTTCCAAAATTTAAGGCCGGTTGTCTCGCAGTCAAAAAATAGGTGCTTGATTACCATGGCAAGTCACTTCCTGCTGCGCTCGTCTGTGTTGCCGCTTCATTAGAAGAACCACCTTCACCCCAACTACTCACATTGCCAAAAATAGGCTGTGCGTTCTTTTCCTCCTGCGTCATTTTTGAGTAGACTTCTTTTGGTAGCGAAATCTTAACCAAATGCGTGTCGGTTTTTCCGTTACGCTCTTTTGGCTCTTTCAACTCAAACGCGGTTGCGTCCAGATAAAGACCTTTCTCGCCTTTGAAAAGGTGATTGGCCTCGATAGGAATTACCAATACTTCAATTTCTCCTGATTTACCCTTCATTTTCTGAACGGTGTGTTGTAAGGCCGCTAAGTTTAGGCGGATTTGCAAATTGTTACTCATGATACAGTGTTGTTTAAATGATATATAAGATTTGTTTTATTTTTATTTTGTCCAGCCAACATTGCCCTTAATGCAGATAATTTAATTCCTGTAGCGATTGAAGCATCTTTTATAGACCTATGAATAATTCCAGTTTTAGTATCTATCACCTTTTTACAATTAATATCCGCTTTAATAAAGGCAATTCTTCTTTTCTCGATCGATTCAACAGACTGCTTTTTGCCCTTTTTTAGAATACTTAATTTTAGCTTTGTTTCTGGCGATGTGGGTATTCCCTTTCTTTTTCCGGGAAACACACCCCTTTGAATATTCCCAAGTTTTATTTTGGTTTCCTCTGTATGTTTTTTACCTAAAAAAGACGGCGCTCTTTTTTTAGCGGATTTACTCATCTTTTTTCTGGTGCATTCAGATATGTGAGTGATTGAGCCAATTAAGTAACAATTCAACCCTTTTCTTGAAAGGCAGTTAAATATATCAATATATTTTAACTCCAATTCATTTAATTCATCCTTTCTACACTCACATACTATTTCAAAAACGTGATTTTCAACCCCATATTTCTTGAGGGAATTATACAATCTACGTTGTGACTTACAGCCCAATCGTTTATAATCGGTAAATCTTCTTCTAATATTATAAGATTGCCCTATATAGATTCTGCCCTTTGGATTGGTTATTTTATAAATTCCTATCATTCAAATGTGAGTTCAGTTTATTACAAATAAATGTTTGATTAAGAAAGTCCCTGTAAGAAGAATATCCAAATTTTTGAGCGGCTAAATCAAGTGCAACATAATGTTGAATCTTTCTTGGCTCGATACTTTTCTTAATTCTTCGGGCTTCGTTTTTAATATGTTTGGCATCCATTATATAAGTGAATTAATATATAAATTACACATTTTTACGCGCTCCTTTATACGGTAATGTACTAAATTATCTTTGAAAAAAGAGAACGTTTTAATACGTTTTTCTGCTGGAATTTCAACAAAATTCAAATTAACTGATGGCGCATACTTACTTCTCATAGCTTCAAAATACTCAGTTGACGAAAAAATCATATTATTTAGTTTTTTTATCCTTTCTTCATCGGTATCCATCCACCTTATTTCTTTTTGTATTTCTATTTCCGGTGCATCGATCAACGTGTACGCCAAAACAGCTTTTTCAACTCCAGCCAATCCCATATATACCTGCATCTGCCATTCATACTCTGGCTTCGGGTTTATGGTATCATACATAGGAAATGTCTCTAAAGACCAACTGGATTTATTATCGTAAACTGTATCTCCAACTAGTAAATCCCAAGTTCCAGTTGAATACTCATTTTCACGATACTGTTCATTTTTGAATACCATTCCTAATTTTAACTGAACACAAAGTAGGGTAAATCCATCTTCTTCTGTAAGAATACCTTTGCGGATATACTTTGATTTTATTTCTTCCTCTCTTTTCCAATTATGGATTTTTAACCATTTCTTACAATATGTTTTTGCGCCCTGTGGTAGCTCGGGATTCGCCAATTTGTATTCATACCCAGCAAGCTCCTCCTCCATATTAGCCGTTAATGCCTTTGCTGTCGGGTCATTCTTACGTTTCTTAAGAGTTTCGTAGGCTTCCTGTTGCTTATCAGTCAACCCAATATTCCCCGCCATTATTTCGCTACACGCGCTTGCTCTGATCTTGAACTTAACGTTTTCCATTTATTATCGAATAAAAGTTGTGATTCTGGTTTAACATGGGTACGTAGAGCTTCGAGGTCTGCTGTGGAAGTAGCGGACTCAATAAGTGCATTAACACGCGTTTGAAGTGGGTCGGGTGCATCTTCTACATTGAAGGATAGAGCATTTTTTCTATTCAAATTAGCGCCGAAAATTGTACCTAAATGGTCACACGCATCTTTCAACGCAACAGTCTTAGCAATTGGAAGCGCCATCGCAACCGCGCCTGGATTAACATTGCTCATGTCCATTTTTAAAGCGCCACTGCCTGATTTGGTCTGCAATTCCTGCGCTCCGACTCCGTCATGAAACATCCATTGTTGCGTAACAGGGTCAAGGAAGTGAACGCGAACCGTAACTTCAATTGAGTTCATTAACATGCCTGTCTTTAACACTTCGATTCGGTATTGCCGAAATATGGATTTCAGGAGAAACTCAACCTTATCAATAGGCAGATAAAAGTGGTTTTGAATAAAAGGATGTTTTTTCACCCACGCTTTGGGCGGCTCCATATTTAAGAACGTCAATAGTTTGTCCTGCGCTATCACTGTAGCGGGATTTTCATAGAGTTTTACTAATTCATTCATAGTTTTTGGTTTTTTATTATTATCTCATCCTCTCCAACCCAAAGTACCATTTAAGGCCCGGGTTGTGCATATCCACCAACTCCACCTCAAATTTAGGAGGCGAAAGCGGTTTCGGTTTCTGCTCTGGCAAGACGCGCGAGGTTTTGAACTCGTTGCGGATAACTTTTAGGTTACTTTGTTTCATGACTGTCTTATTTGGTTACGCTCTTTGTGTGATAGCCCTTATTCGTATGTAAACGAGGGTTATTTAAAAGGTTATTAAATTCTTTAATGGTAATGTTTTTACGTGTTAATTGTGTTTTGCCTTTAGTCGGGTGATTTAAGGCTGTTTGAACTGTCATTGTTGATAGGTAAACTGCCATTTTACATTCGCCATCTCCGATTATTAGTTTATAGGTTGATGGCTCATATTGAATGATACCCCATTTAGAGCCGATAACCGCTTGTGATACAAACAACAAATTACCTCTAATTTTTGGCGGCAAATCTGATTTGTCCCAATTTACTTTCTTTAGTTTTAATGCCATATAATTCATTTCTCAATTTCCGTTAACAATCCCAAAGCAGCCTTTAATGTCTCAATAGCATCTTTCCAAAGCAGGCTCGTTTCACCGATCTTTAGCGCCCGCTCAATCTCATCCCTAATTTCCTGCTCTGCCTGTGCAGCGCTGATTGAGCCTTGTTCAAGTTGTTGGAGGGTGTGCGGGAGGTTCATGATTTTACCAATTTATTTGTGCAGTCCATGTTTTAGTCGATACCGACATTTCGTTAAAGCCTTCAGTTTTATAAGCGTATTGAAAGATGTCACGGCTTACTTCAATTGAAACATCTTCTTCGTCATGAAATTGAGAACGCTTAAATGATTGCTTCGGCAGGCCAAGCCAGCCGTAATGATTAAGTCCAAATCCAAACATATTATCGTTATATGACGCATTTATCTTCAATCCAGTAAAATAATAACGTTTATTGTTGTTATTAATCTTAATTCTGAATATTCCAATTCGTTGCGCAGGAACTTCAATTGAGTTCATGATTTCTTTAAATTGGTCGAATGTTAGTTTTTTCATATCTCTTTTATTTTCCCCTCACTTACTGACCGGGGGTGAAAGGGGGTGTTATTGGTGGTTATTGTTAAGTATAAATTCTGTCCATTGAGTTGCCATTGCTTTTGCAATTCCAGGAAACGTTCTTGATCTTAATTTTGCCCGTTCCTTTTTAGGTAACTTCCATAGATCAGCATACCATGTTGGCATTGATTTACCGCTATCGTATTTAGTTCTTGGCGGTGGTTCAACAACATTAGTATTTTCTAATAAAGGCAATCCTTTGAGCCATAAACAAGTTTTCTTTTCGAATGCATCTCCAAATTGGTATGGTTGGAAAATCTGTGATGGTTTTTTATAAAAAGT